ACGAGTACACTCCAGCACCTTCTTTCTCTCAATCTTTTGAGTGTGAAGGTTTTGCGATTGATGAAACAGGAACTCCAGCTAAAGATAGCTACCAACAATTGTATGCTGCTCACGCTGCAAAGACTTTATTTGCAATCAAGATGGGTAAGGCAGTTCCAGTATCTGGTGATATCACTTATGGTGGTGCTGGTTCTTTAGTGTTTATTAGCGATTTCGGTGTTACTGCTGATGATAAGGATGATGTTAAGTTTACTGCAACTTTTGTAGTAAGTGTACCTCCTATTACACAAACTGAAACTGTATAATAAATAAAAAACTATGTACGAATTAAAGACTGACAACAACACAATCCACTTAAAGTGGGGAACTTGGGCAATGAAAAGGTTTTGCGAATTAGAGAACAAAAATCTAATGCAGCTAATCGAGGTTTTATCTGGAGGTATTTATGACTTAGATACAATCGTTCATATTGTTCAAGCCGCAGCAGAAAGTGGATGCAAGAGCCTTAAAAAGCCTATTGACTTTGATGAATTTGATGTGTGTGAATGGATAGATCAAGTAGGTGGCTTATCGGCAAAAGATGGACAATTGGTTGAGTTTATGAGATATATGCAAGACTCAATGACTCCAGATTTAAAGCCAGAGAAAGGCACGGATAAAAAAAAAAATTAGGGTTTTATAGTTGGGACTCAATAATTATTCTCGCTATTGAAGTTGGCTTAACGATTAACGAGTTTTGGCAATTGACGTGGCGAGAATTTTTGTTATATAAAAAGGCTTATGATAATAAACAGGTAAAGGAATGGGAACGTACAAGAATGATTAGTTACTTGATTTATAAAGCTAATACAAGCGATAAAAGTCCTAAGAGTATAAAATCTTTCTTTCCTTTGCCAAGTGATGAAGTTGAACAGGATAAGCCAAAAATATCACAAGAACAATTGGAAAGGACATTAAAGTTGTATGGAGTAAAATAATAAAATGGCACAAGAAACGTTAAAAATTACGATAACCGCAGACAATCAACAAGCGGTAAAAAATATACAAGAAACAGTTACCGCAACAACAAAGTTAGGTACTGCTTTTAAAACGTTGCCAAGTACAAGCAATCAAGCAACAAATGCTTTAACTAACTTATCAAGGGTTGCTCAAGATGCTCCTTATGGATTTATAGGTATTGCGAATAACTTAAACCCTTTATTAGAATCATTCCAAAGATTACAAAAAGAGGCTGGTGGTTCAGGTGCTGCATTAAAAGCAATGGCTGGTGGTTTAATGGGTCCAGCAGGTATTGGATTAGCTTTAGGTGCGGTTTCATCTATTATAGTCGCATTTGGTCCTAAAATAGCAGATTTTATAAATGGCACAAACGAAGCTACAAAAGCAGAAGATAAATTTGCACAAAGTTTAAGTGATGCAAGAGCCGAAGCAAGTGAAACAGGAATAAGACTACAAGCATATTTGACAATTACACAAAATGCAAGTGTAAGTGATGCAAGAAGGGCTGAAGCGTTAAAAGCAGTTCAAAACGAATTAGGTAAAGTTAATAGTGCTTATGCTGCAACAATTACAAATGTTGACCAAGCAAGATCAGCGGTAGATTTATATACAAAAGCATTGGTTGCTCAAGCGATAACATCAAGATATATTGATGAAATTGCTAACAAGACAATTGCTTTATCCGATGCAAATAAAAGGATTTTAGAAACAGGTAGAGAGTATTACAAGGTTTTGGAGATGACTACCAAAATGTCTAATGGATATTCGGATGCATCAATTGTTCAAGCTGGTTCAATAGCTAAAGCAAAAGATGCTAATTTAGATGCTCGTAACGCTGCATTACAATTAAGAAGTGGAATTATTAGTTTAAATACTGAATTGGCTAATACAATAACTTTAGCATTAGATAATCCATTTTATGTATTAGATAAAGGTGCAAAGCAATTAGCAAATACAACTAAAGAAGTAGCTAATAACATACAACGAATAGGCAAACAAGCAAGAGAAATTACTCCTGAAATGACTGCTCCTGTATTAATGGAAAGAGGTGCTGCGCCTACAATAACAAGTCCAACAGGTAATGCACCATTGGGTGGTAGAACAAGTGGCTTTAATGCTATTAGTGCAACTCGTGATATAAATGAACAAGCAAAGGCTCAAGCAATTTTAAATATGCAATTGGCACAAACGCAAGAAATTACAAACTTAATTGCACCAGCATTTAATAGTGTAATTGAAGCAATGGCTATGGGAGAAGATATAGGGTTGGCTTTAGAACAAGCATTTAAGCAGATAGTTGTTCAGTTAGTACAAATGATTGCACAGGCTTTATTGTTTAAAGCAATTATGGCTGGAATATCAGGAGGTACAAGTGAGATTGGTAGTTCAATAGGTTCAGGTTTAGGAATGTTATTTGGAGGTAATGGTGGAGGTCAATTTGTACTAAAAGGACAAGATTTGTTATTAGCTACAAACAGAGCGCAGAAAGCATCTAATTTAAAAGGACAATCAATATCTTTAGCATAATGCCATACGGATTAAGATATACCATAAGTCAAATTCTACGAAATGAGAACACTCAAACAATAGAAATTTACGAACAAGATTACACGGCTGGTATAGTAAAGACTTATACTCCAACTTCTATTATATTGCAACCTAACTCAAGTCAAGAGTTACCTTACCCTACTATTATTAGTACTCAATTAAATTTTAGTATAATATTAGAAACGGAAGATGATTATACGCAATTCCCAGATGTACTTAGTAAGAATGATAGAAAATATTGGGTAATATATAAAGAAGGTGCTACTGTTATTTGGAGAGGATTTTTGTTTAATGATTATGCTCAAATAGGTTTTAGCACAGGATTAAATGAAGCATCTTTAGTTTGTATTGATGCGGTATCTTTTTTAGAGGCACAAGTTTATATTGTAGCTGCAAGTATTAATTCAACTCAACAATGGTCAGAAGTGATTTTTGATGCTTTGCGTTTAATAGGTTATCCAGAAGATTTGTTTTTAGTTATTGCTGCTTCTTTTTATGCAGATGGTATGTTAAATAGAGCGGATGGAACTGCAAACGAACCTTTTTCACAGATATATCAATATAGAAGGGATTTTGTAGGATTAAGTTATTATGACATACTTACAAATATGTTAAGTACTTACAATTGCAGAATGTATCAAGCAAATGGCGATTGGTGGATTTCTTCTACAATGGAGATAGCTGCTACAACAAGGTATTACACAAAGTACAATGTAGGTTCAGCAATTACAATACATAGTTCAGGATTGTTAGATAATGTTGTAAATATTGCACCATACGAAAATGGTAACGTTCATTTTATAGACAATACACAAACAAAAATATTAAGGAAAGGATTTTATAATATTGAGTTAAGAAATAAATATAGTTCTCCAATTAACTTAATTCATAATGCTGACTTAAAAACAACTTTTGGAACTTCTCCTAATTTAGGTGCTAATGGTTGGTTTACTACTTTAACTGGTACGGCTCAGGCTTATGTAATAGATTATCCAAACGAACAATTTAATAGTTACTTTTTATCAGCTGGTACAGGAGATGCATACTTAGAAATATTAGGACCATCTACTTCATATTTATATACTCCTTATCTTGGTGGCTTTCCTACAACTTTAAAGATAGAGCATAAAAATAGTGTTGACATTAAAATACAAATAGCTTTATTAAATACAGGATCAGGAAATAAATATTTAGATAATGCTGGTAATTGGCAGACAAACGCATCTACTTATATAACTTTCCCAGCTTGGGATGGTAAGAATGATTGGGCAACTTTTACTAAAAGTATTCCTCCATTTTTAGTTGGTGTTTTTGGTACTACTTTTTTAATGGGTTATTTAAATATTAAAATACTTTGCGATAACAATAGCACAGAGGTTAGGAATTTTGTACTTACACAAGGTCAAACAGAAGTACAATATGCCGTAGTAAATAACTCTGCTACAAATGACCAATCAACTTTAAAAGTGTTTGAAATACCTTATGGGCAGATTTACCCTTCAACTACTGGTCAACAAGTTTTAACCTTAGGTTCATTATACGATTCGGATGGGGTATTTTTAACAGATTGGTATTTTGAATATTTAGATATAGATAGATCACAAGTACTTACTTTTTTAGCTTATCAGTATGTTAAGAATTATCAAAGGAATATAGCTACTTTAGAAGGGGATTTGGGAGCAATACAAGCTGATAACGGATACATAAATTTAGATAAGGTATATACAATAACGGATACTTCTACTGGTCATTTATCATATAGTGGCAAAAAGTTTGCAATTAATAGATTAAGCACTAACTCTTATTTTGAACAAGTAAATGGAATTCAGTTAATAGAGATATTTAACGATGATGCAGCCGTATTTACGTTTATTGAATATATTACAGACACTGGTCAACTTGGACCATTTTGGAACTTAAACTTTAATATAAATCTTTAACTTTGTAATATGGCAGCAGTAATTGGAAATAACGTAATGCTTTATTGGCATAGGACAGATGTAGACCCAGAGGTGGATGTGGCTTTTGCTTGTAGTACAACTTGTACTTTTAATGTAAGCGTAGAACAAAAAGAAGTTACAAGTCAATCAAGTGCTTGGTTTAGACAATTTAAGAACGATATAGCTTCTTGGAGTGTAACCTGTGATGGTTTAATTACTTTGAGTGGTTTTTCATATTTGTTTATGTTAGATAAGCAATTAACAAGAGAAGCAATAGAGATTAAGTTTGTGGTGGATAATGGAGTTGATGGTTTAACAATTATTAACGGAATTTGTAATATAACAAGTTTAGCAATAAACGCACCTCAAAATGATGTGGCTACTTACAATATTAGCCTACAAGGTAGCGGAGCATACAATACAACAGGAACAGAGGTAGACCCAAGCGGTGTGATTATCGTAGGCGCAAACCCTGTTAAGACAAAAGGTTACACGGCAAGTGGTGGAGAAACATCAATTACTTTTGCAGACACGATTGGTTATGCTTGTCTTTACGTTTCAAGAGGTGGTGTGGATGCACAAAACATTTTAACAAGCGGAGTTCCAACAGGAGATGATGTGAAGTTTGTGAGTGCGACAGGAGTTCTTACTTTTGGTAGAGCATTAGCAGCTGGGGAATATATTAGAGGATTATTTCAATAAAATATTATGAGTCAATTACAAGTTACAGGCGAAGCAAAGATTAGGGATATACAAGGTCCAGTAGTGGCTAATAGTGGTGTAGTAACCGCTTTAGATGGTGCTGCTTCTCAATATGTTCGTGGTGATGGTACATTAGCTGACTTCCCAACATCAAGTGGTGGTGGTAGTTCGGTTAGTTACTATCTTAATTCAAGTGTTTCACAAGGTACAATCGGTGGAGTAGCTTATAGAGAATTAAGTAAAGACCCAATCATAGGTGGTGGAACTGATATTGCTATTTCATCTAATGGATATGTGGCAAATTATATTACAGATGTTAATGACCCTGATGTAACAATAGTTCCTGGCGGAAACTTTAATTGTGAGTTTTATTTTAGCGTAAATAACAATACAGGTAACCCTTTTACTTATGCAGAACTTTACAAGTACGATGGCACAACTTTTACCTTATTAGGTACAAGTGCTGGAGTTCCAGAATCTATTAATCAAGGAACTATCATTGCACCTTATTATTTTGCTATTCCTGTGGCTACTGCTACTTTAGCTTTAACGGATAGATTGGCAATTAGAATCTATGTAAATGTTGATAGTAGAACAGTTACTTTACATACTGAGAACGGACATTTATGTCAAGTGGTTACAACCTTATCTAAAGGGATGGTTTCTTTAAATAACTTAACTGACCAATCACAATTCTTAACAACAGGAACGGCTGGAACTAACTTTGCGATAGCTTCAACTGGCGATACACATACTTTTAACCTACCTGTGGCTTCGGCTACAAATACAGGTAAATTAAGTTCTACCGAT